AGCAAAGGCAGCAATAGCTGTCCCTAGTCCTGCAATAATACCTATAACAACAAAGATGGCTGATCCAGCTACCGTTACCGCAGCAGCAAAGGCAGCAATCGTTCCTATGAGTAGCATTAGAATGCCACCCACAGTAGCCAGTGCCACTCCAACGGAAACAATTTTCACAATCATCTTCTGTTGTTCTGGTGATAGTTTATTAAACCATTCAAAGAGCTTAGTCAACCAACCAACGAGCCGTTGGAAAGCTGGTTCAAGTACTTTACCAGCAGTAATTTTAAGAGTTTCCCAAGCATTCTTCATTAACTCAGTTTTTACCGCTGTGGTATCAGCCATAATGGCATAAGCTTCTTCGAATGACCCTGATTCGTTCTTCATTTCTTCGAGAATTTTGGTGAACATTTCTAGGTTACCGGGCGTGAGCAGCATGTTTTGCAGGAATCGCCGAGCCTCAATAGTACCGCCAGCACCCTTGAAAACATCAAGTAGTGTTGCGATTCTATCACCTTCGGGCACCTTTTGAATTGCTGTTCTTAGTTCACCTAGAATGTCGACAAGAGGTCGGAACTTACCTTGTGCGTCTTGCGCATGAACACCAAGAGCCGCCATGGCTTCCACGGCTTTTGGATTTGATAATGCATCGAAGGCACGAGCGACCGCAGTACCAGACCTAGCAGCAGAAATACCCATACGAGTTGTTGCCGCCAGAGCCGCAAGCATTGTCTCAACAGACTGACCGGCCCGCACCGCTGACGGTGTAACAAGACCAATACGCTGAGTCCACTCCTCGTATGTACCAATACCTTCCTGAACTAGCTGGAACTGCAAATCCATAAGGTGATTAACTGCGGAGATAGGTAACTGGAATGCGTTTAGAATACCAATAGTGGCCCGAGAAGCGGACTGAATATCGGTTTGACCAGCAACTGCCGCCTTAGCAAAGGTCGTCAGCAATGTTTCTGCGTCAGCCGCGCCTACCTCCATCGAGGAGAAAATATCGTACAGCGCTGGCTGAATTTGGTTAAAGCCTACCCCAACATTCTTAGCTACTCTTAAACCGATATCCTCAATATCTTTGAGAGAAATCGCGAATTTGTCAACCTGAGTTCTAGTAGCCGAAGCAGCCTTTTCATAATCAATAGCACTATCGACAAGGTTCTTTAGGCCAATAGCACCAATGACACCAATAGCTGTCGATGCAGTACCAATGGCGGTAAACGCACCTGCTGTTCCTTGTAAAGCCGAACTCAATCTTTGGGCTGATACTCTATGTTCTTCCATGGCAGCTTTGGAAATCCGCATTCTGCCAATTTCATCATCAATAGCACCAATGCGGTTCTGTGTTACCAACATGTCGGCTTGGGTAGCACCAGTTAGGCGCTGAACTGCAAGTGTGTTTCGTAGATTAGCCCGAGCAGCTTGTAGATTAGCTAGGCGAACGCTGTCGCCAACCATTCGAATATCTCTAGAGAAACCAGAAAGCGCCCGTGATGCTTCATCACGAGCCTTTAATACTAGCCATAAATCTCTAGTGGCACTGAATGGCACTGTTTTACCTATCCTGTGGGTACAGTAGCAGCAGCACTCTTCGCGTGGGCATTATCTAGTTCTCGGCGCTCACTCTCCCAAACCAAAAAGTTATGTAGCACATGCACAAATAGACTATCTTGATCAAATAGTCCACCTTGACGCGGCAGAATATGGAAACGATCACATATGTTAATTATATTAACTATAGCTAATGCTTCCGGAGCTACTTTAGCCTTAGGAACTAATACAGCTTTTCGTAGCTCTCTCAGGAGTTTTTTACTTCGATGGACCCTTCTGGGTTATTGAAGTCGTCAATGATCTTGCCAACTTCTTCCCCAATGGGTCCAGATAGCTTCTTAACATCAGCCTTGTTCTTAAAGTTTAGTGGTCGATTATCCGCATCTTCTAAATTGTGTTCTACAACTAGATTCGCGAAATCCCAGTAGGCAATTTCCTCAGTTTGAATGTCTAGTTCACCCTGAACACTACCGCCACCTTTTTCACCACTCATTAAGAATTTGGTAGCTAAGCCACTCCGAATTAGTTTTTCACCATAACTCATTCGGCGTACAATTACGTAAGCCTCAGGTAGAGTTGTAAGCATCATCTTTTCACTTGTATCATTTATAATAACCGCAATAGGCATTTTTAGTGCAACCTCATCTACTAGATTCAAACTAACCAGCAGGACATATGCTAAAGTCATGCCCTTTATTGCTGGTCCTGGCATCAGGACGAGAGCCAATGAGTAGCCCGGCCATCCTAATCTAAAACCAAAATTAGGGAAGAATATCCTCTTGAGTCTTGATGACGATTTGCCACGACTTGCCAGTACCATCAATAATATTCTGGTAAGAAATCGAAGCACGTACCAGATCACCTTGGCCACTTAGACCAACCTCATAGGTATCTTTGATCGCTACTGGCGCTAATAGTGAAATTTGGTTGTTGGCACCCTTAGTTGCTGTTAGAGTAATAGTCTGAGAAGTAAGCGCCTTGTAAGCATCGTAGTCAGTACGAGATTCGAAGTCGCGCTCTACTGTCATGGTCGAGTTACGCTCACCATACTTGATGAACTGGGCACCACGACCTGTGCTCTTAAGCCGGAATTGCGCTTCAGCATTATCTTCAACCGAGAATTCGAAAGTATCTGTATCTAGAACGGCAGAACCAGTAGGAATTTCGATGTTGTACTGACCAGCACCAAACGGAGTCGTTGTAGGCCAAGTCGGAACTGGTGGTGATTGCACCGCTTCATCGCGACCTTGTATCGATGTGTTAAACGATAGAATCCCATTATCAATACCGAACTTGAAGCTTGATAAGCAAACACCAGTGTAGCCAAAGACAATATTGTTGCGAACAAAAGTAAGCGAGAGTGTTTTATTCGCTACTGCGGCCGCTGTTGGCGTAATTGTGTAAGTAAAGTTAGGTGCTGAACCTGTCTTAACGATAACGGTACGCGAAGCCCAGAGGAAGTACAGGACCACGTCCTCTAGCGACTCTAATTGAACATCGCCTTCTACGTGGAAGTTACCCGGAATAGCACCAATAACATCAGCACTCTGCCGAATTGGCCGACGGAATACCGTGTCCTGTGGGGTAGTAATGGATTCGCTATTAAATGGGAAGAATTTGGTTGGAGCAGCATATACGCCTGGTGTTACCGCTGTATTGGTTGTTGGGAAAGCGCCAGATGGTGACCCAACTGCTGCATCATCATAAAGGAGAACAGCACCTAAGGTGGCTAACAAAAGTTCAGAGTTGCTAGCCCCAGCCGCCGCCGTTCGGTATACCTTATAACCTGTAGCGCCAGTAACGGCCGGCCAGGTTAAGTGCGCAGTTAGGTTACCAGCCGCCGTAGTGACGGTAACCTCATTAGAAACCGTAGACTCACCAACAGCATTAAGAGCTGTTAAGTAGTATTTATAAGTACCAGCCGTAAGCGCACCACCAGCTTGTGGTGCACCCGATAATACTGGCGGAGTTAACTGTTCTACCGCCAGTCCACCAATACCACCAGCACCAATACCAATTGCCATTGCTAACCTCCCTCCAAATTATTCAGTTGGCTCGGCTAAAACGGCAGTCACCGAAACATATGGTGGGAAATTAGCACCAACCAATTCAACACCGTTCCGAAGTTTGAAGTCTCGGAGCATGTCTTCGGTTAATCCCACAGGTTCATGGGCCGGTAGAAGACCGATTCCGTCTACCAGCACATCTCTGTCCGACTCGATTTCGAAAGAAAGCACAGCTACTCCTTTTACGGGGCCGCTGGTGGCGACAGGTAGGTCTTCGTCTCTCCCGTGTATATCATTCGAACTGTGCGAAACATGCTACCACTAGCCATTTGAGTTTCACCACGTTCGACTTGGTTGATGAAACCATGTATAATAATTCCACCAAGAGAAGTATCTTCGTGTATTTTTTTCTCTAGTGCTTTACCTCTACTATCAGCCGCTCGGCGCTCAGTGGCTTCATCACCAACTTTGCTCCAATGCAAACCAATTTCGATTGTGAATGTGTTTTCCGTTCTACCACCAGGAGCCGAAACCCCAGCAAGTTCTCTCCGTTTACCACTTGCAGTTACAACAGCCGCGCTGGCATGCGGTATATTATTGTGATTACCGTAAAGCACATCATCGAGTAGTAAGTCTGTCTGGTTGGCCAGAATCAATTGGTAGATAGCTTCGGCTACTACGGTATCGTCATCAGTATGAGTCATCCGATTGTCCCCAAGCCTTCTACGTCTGGTCCCCAATGTTTGCTAACTTGATCCGACATGAAGTTGTAGAATATGCCATAAATTTCTACTTCGTCTTGTGGAGTTAATTGAATGAAGGGACGTGGTGGTAATCTAAATGTTCTAGTATCTCCACCAAAGGCGGGATTTGCTTCTCTATGTCTAAATTGAGTAGAAGAAGCGCCACTTTGACTAATTCTTGTTCTGACGTCACCAACGATGCGGCCACGGCGGGTGCCGGCGCCCACTTGATGGAAGTAAGCATAAGGCGCAAGTCCATCTAGAAATTCTGTTCTGAGCGCTAACATGTCCACGCCCTCGCGGCCAACCGCACTAACAACTTCCCAAATGTTCTTTCTGGTTGCCGCACGGCGAAGTCGGCCCGTCCGATTTAGTATCGGTCCCCGAGAGAAGCCCATGTATAATCTGTTTTGAATTGTTTGTGGCAATAGCGGTTTCCATTTTGGTCGTCCTTCTACATCAAAGTTCTGAATAATAGAAGGAACAACCACTGCATCTCTTGCTTCTAACAATGGCTTACGCCAGGTTTTGAAGCTCATACTAAGTTTGTCAATATCGCTAGCAAAAATATAAGCACCACGAACGAAGTTTAGCCATGGATCGATTTCGATAGCAGGTATTTTTAACCCTCTAGTAACCGCATCCGATATAACAAACGGAGTAGGTCGGGGAAACGCCGAGGCCATTTAGAACACTTTACCCATAGAAAACTTTGCTGGTCCTAACGATGGATCATCTAGAGTAGGCTCCATCATCGAGGATGCATCGTTAGGATAAAATATTGGTCCTAGCCCAGCACCAACCTGTGTTTGTCCAGGTATGTCAATAGTGCCGTCAATAAGACCAGTCATTAGCATCTCAGCATTGTTGCGCAGCAGAGCCGCGTAGTCGTTGCCTTCAACTTGGTTCTCGCTGTATTGTCTATCATAGAACCAAGCTACGTACATCTTTGATATTATAACTTTTACTAAGTTTGGAGTGTTACTTGGCAAAGTCCACACTGTAACATCATAAATGCTACTTAGCCGACCTAATACTTCTTCTTCTATCTGATTTAATAACGATGCATCAAGGGCGGACAGATTCAACTTTGTTGATTCTGCCCACCCCTGTGCATCGTCGGGAGTGATACGTGCCATTACTCCCCTACTTAGTTGGTCGACTCCTCATCAGCAGTCGGCGTTTCAGCAGTACTGTCTGGGTCCGGAGCGTTAGACATAGCATCAGTGTTTACGTTAGCATCTGTCGAGTTAGCTTCTTCTACCCGTGCCTGTGGGTCTTCGCCAGGAGCGATCTCATTGGCAGGATCAGTTGTTGGTGTCTCAGTGACGACAGGTTCGTCAGTCTGCTGTGGCTCAGTCACTTTCTCTTCATCCTCTACTACTCGAACTTCTACTGCACCCTGGTCATGAAGTTGCAGAAGTTGCTCTTTGGTGAACTTCGAAGAATCGACTTCACTTCCAGCGGCGAACCAACCCTCATCACCAGGGCCGATCTTGATGTTGGTTACAGCAAATAGCTTCTTTGGCATAGCCCTCTCCTCAATTAGGCGATAGCCGCTTTGATGAGGTATCCCGCAATCGCCTTGCCAGCATCAGCCGAACCAGGGTCACCCTGAGCCACTAGCTTAAGGTCATAGCGACGAGAAGCACGGATCAGATCCGACTTTCGTGGCTCCTCACGCCAACGGTCGACATACTGGGTACCCCATGTGAACTCATAACCAAAGGCAGGAATCTTAAGACCTGGCCGCGGAGGCACCCAAGCCATAACAACATCCTTACCCCACAGGTAACCGAGCGATGGCGTAGCACCAGGGTTAGCGTTGTTAATACCAACACCAGGAACAACAACCGTGCTAAAGCCAAGAACCGCCGCTAGCAGTTCAGGACTAAAGATCGCCCGCTCAGAGTACTTAATCCGCTCTAGGAAGTCAGGGTGATCTTCCAGCGCCGTCATAACCTGGTAAGGAATAACCAGAGTATTAGGCTCTTGGAAAATACGCGCGTGAACCGCTGCCTTACCAGTGCGAAGGTCGGAGATTGGGTCCGATGTCGCATAGTTAGCAGAGTTCCATTGCTGACCACCAGCTAGGGTCGTGCTGAGGCCAGAAGCATAGTTACCAGTCGTGGTAACTAGGTTCTTAATAGCAACCTCACGGCCAAGCATGATCTTAGACGTAACTAGCTCGGTAGCATCGCGATCCGGCGCCAGTGGCGAATCAACGTTGTCACGCTCTTCATCAGTAACCGGAATCTGAAGAGAGTGTTCCCGTGCGTAGTAAGTGTCGGTCGAAAGCGCGTAACCAGAAATCTCATTGGCTACAGTACCAGGCGCGCGGCCGTCGTCTTCTGGAAGCCAACCTTCACGACCGAAAACATAGTACTTGTCCGACTGTTTGCGCACCGAAACCGATGGTAGCAGTCGCTCGCCGACTAACCCATTGTTAGGCCAAGCAACGCTAATCTGAGTCAGAATCTGATCAGTGTGAACGTTACCCGCACCACTTGGGTTGTAAGCTGCCATTTAGCTATCCCTCCCTTCAGCTTACGGTAGCGCCGGTAGACCCGGAGTTAGCAGCACCTGAATGAGGTTACCATCTGCTAATGTACCGGTGATACCAACAACAACACCAATAGGAATGTTTGTCGTGACGGCTAGCTTAACGCCACCGTTAGTGGTAGGCGAAACAACTGAACCTAGCACAACCGAAGCAGCAGTCGTGCATAGTACTGTTGTAATGCCCATCATACGAACGTCGGCAGTAACCTTGCCTGTTGCTACCTTAACCTGATCGGCATTTTCTTGCACCACACCAACCGAACGGGCCGTGGAAGTAGCATTGAGGTCAATAGTGCCACCAGCAGCAAAGCCAACAACACGGTAGGCGAGCACACCGGCCGCTGCCGAGCTGTTATAAGTGGAAAGAACTGGCCAACCTTTGTCTAATACAAAGTTAGCACCAACACCAGCCATTAGCTAGCCACCCCTTCCATTAGCTCATTGCGGTAACGGGTGTATAGGGCTGGGTTGTTAGCCGCAACACGCTCAAACGCATCGGCCTCAGATAGCTTGTCTTCCGACATAAGCTTCTTAGTAGCGTCATCGATCTCTTGCTTCGCTGACCGGTGAGAACCATAGTTAACAGTTGCGCCGGCCCGCTCGCCTAGTTCAACAAGGAAGCTAGAGCCACGCTTCATTTCTGTTAGCAGCTTCCAGAACGGCTCCTGAAGCCGCTCGTCAAGCTCCATCATGATATCACCAGCAAGCTTACGGGCAACCGGTGTTAACACGATCTTAGTACGATCAAAGTCGGCGAGCTTACTCTTAATCTCAGCTTCCTTCAGTGCTTTCGCATTGGTAGAAAGCTCTAGATTCTGCGTCTCGACAAACTTGATCAGCGTCGCTACCATTGGGTTCTCTTCTGCTAAAGCCTTTAGCTCAGGCAGATCCGCTAGCGACTTAGTAGCAGGATCGGTGACCTTCTGCTCCGAAAGCTTCGTTGCAAGTTGGTCCACAATCTTGGTGATGGCAGCCTCATCTAGTTCCACGTTACCCCCCTTCAGGGAATCCACGTCTTTGCCAGTAGCAGCAGAAACCAAATCGAAGGCAAGGTTGTAGGTTTCCTCAGAAAGGTTAATGGGAACAAGGTTCTTCATGAATGGCCGGTTCGTTAGAGCCCCACCAAGAATGACATCCTTGTGCTTGTTACCCTGAGAGTCAGTCCACTCGTCCTCGAACTCCGAAGAGAAATAACGCCACTTCTTGTCTTTAATCGCTTGAGCGGCGTCTTTCACCCATTCAACGAAAAGCCATAGGCCATCGGCACGCGGTTCCGCGTTCTTAACCCAACCTGCCGCAACACTTTCGTTGTTGTGCTCGTAGTTGATACTAGGGTCAACCCCCCGAATCTTAGACTTTACATTGTCTGCAAAAGCCTTGATTCGATCCGCTGTGAAACTAAGAGTACCGTAAGTTGGGTGCTTATAGTCGCCAAGCGGCAGAGCGTGGACCCAAGTAGCATCCGCGTCATTACCCTCACCGAAGGTTAAACCTGCGGTATCGAGAATAAAACTGGACTTCACTTGTTATCCCCTTTTCCCTTTACGCGATTTAAGCGGGGATTTTTCCGTCTCGCTGCGGCAGAGGCACGTCGAGTAGACGCCGCCAGGATAGCAGCAGCCCGATCGTAACTCACACCTTGCTTGTTGGCAATCCTCTGCGCGTTCTTTTTGAATCCTCGCGCCATCCGGTCCGACATCTCAATGACAGCTTTTTGACGAACTGTCTTGACCGCCGGCTTAGCCTCCATCAACCGCCGTTGACGAACTGACAGAACTGGCTCAGGTCGCATGATATCTCTATTTCCTCCTATCCGCCTGATCTATCTTGCCCTGTGGTTTTTGCTGGTAATCCCACAGGAGGTGTGGTCTTTTGGCGAGGCTGACCTACTCTTGGTGGTTTAACACTATCAGCGGGGTTAGTTAGGTTACCTGGCGACTGCGTTCCTTCGCCAGATGAACCACTATTCGGGTTTTGTGGTTGTGGTAGCATACGCGAAGTCGCTTTATCCGGCATCGGTAGGTCGAGTTCTCTACGAAGGAATACCTCAAGGACGTCGTCTGGGATAATAGAACCAGCACCAACGAGATTCCGGAATGCGAACGACCACGTACGCAGGTCCTCGTTTTCCCCAATTCGCCGTACACGCATAATTGGGTAGGCACCCCGCGCAAAATTGAAGTCAACAAGCTGCTTAATAACGTATCGATTGAACGTGTCGGCAATGGTCGTCGCAATGTATCGGGTACCCTTATAGAACATATTCATGGAGTCTTCTTTGGCATTACTGTCCGCATAGAACGGCGCAATAATGTTCTGCATAATCTGGTCGTTGTGGTGCTTAATCGAAGGTAGGCAGTCGACTGGCATACCTTCTAACTTAGCAAACATAACTTCCCAGTTAGCTGGCACGGTAATGTGCGCGCGCTCGTTAGTTCGGAGGTTACGACCTAAGTCGTCGGCTAGCGCTCGATCCGCCGCACTGAATCCCATAGGTAGTTTAATGATTGGTACGCCAATACCATGACGTTCCTTCTGAATGGCATCAATTTTGTAGAGAGTATCCTTGTAGAAGTAATGCTTGTAAGCGGATCTCAGCAGCGATATGCCCCGCATATCGCCCGCCTCTTGCTCAAGAATGAATACTACCATCTTCTCAATTGGAATAAACGTCGGCGCGAAACCGGTTGCTTCCGTAGCCTCCATGATGAGACCATTAGGACCACCGTTGGCGTCGTAAACCCATTCCTGAATATCGAGAGGATGCCGTGGCGCGAGCTTTTTGAGAATCATCTTGCCGTCAGAATTAACGTCGAAGACCTTTTCCATTGGCATGTAACCATACTCACACATGAGCAGGGCGTCTTCTAGTACTCGATGCCACGGCACATTTAGCTGTTCAAATAGATTCTTTTCCACAAATTTAGCAATATTTTGGTCTAGTGGACTCTCACTGGCTGGCTCAACAAACCATCGTGCCGCCATTACTGGCGTTTTGACCAATCTAAGCGCACCGCGAATTACTCCATCGGCCCGCTTCATGTCATAGTACTTGCGAATGCCTTGCTTGTCTCTTAACTCACTAACTCGTTCTTCCCGCGTCCAAGCGGTAAATGGTGACGGAGAGCTATAACCCAACTCTCGCGTTGCTACACCAAGGGATAGCTTCGGGTCGCGTTCTGCCAGCACAATATAGGACCCATGGATAGGATCGTATATGGTGTTGATCAAGTCATAGCGAGGGTCATTCAGAACTTCGCTTAAATTCAGCGTCTCTATCTTATGACCAACTTGCTCCTCGATAGCCGCTATGATGTCGTCATCCGACTGTTCAGTCATTTGCCACCTCCTTCCTAATAAA